AATTGCATTAAAAATCTGCCTTAGGTTTAAGTACTTTGCTCAATGCCTGTCTTTCTGGAACTTGTTTCCCACCAATAATATTGACATTATTGTTGTTAATGAAACCAGTTTTTTGAGTTGTTCGATCATCAGTATTGGTTAGTTTATGACGTACTGCATCCTCTACTTTAATCCAACGAGCTCCGTCATATCTAAATAATCTATTTGGTGCAAAATCAGTTCTTAAGTAGTAATCATTGAGGTATGGATTAGCTGGAAAGGTCACACCATGACCAAAATCATAGCCATTAGGTGGGAATCCATCGCCTAACAAGTATCCCACATAACCACTTCTGACAGCTCTACCAGTTAGTCGACTAGCATCTAAGCCCATACTGCTAGCATCAGGTGGAGTAGTGTTGTCATCTACTGTTTCTAATATGGGATTTCCATTAGTAGGATCAATGGCCAATGTATAAAATTGTCTAGTTTCATAACCACTTAATGGGGTATCTGCTTCAGCCTGTGTTATGATGGCATCATTAATTTCTAATTCTCGGCCTTTGGTGCTTAATACATCACGTAAAGTTTGATTGGTAGGATCACCGTTGGCATCGGCAATAGGTTGATCCAGTATGTCAGCAAACTGTTGTGAGTCTGTAATTTTCTTAAGTTTTAATCTATATAAGTGTGGCCACCAAGTTATACTATATCCTTCACTGGCTCTACTAACATCCTCAATGACAAAATATCTTGGTAGGGCAATGTTATAATCGTTTAGAGCAAATTCATCTTTTAGGTGAGGCATTTCAACTACATCACCACTGATTGGTTTACGACCTATGGTTTGTATCCAATCATTGATGTGTACAGTGGCAAATACTGTATCATTATCAATGAATAGGCCAAATTGGCTGAGATTAAAGTCTAAGTTTTGTACATTGTAATGCCCTCTAATCTTATAGATACTGGGGTCATATTTTCTATCTCTATTTTCTAATAACAGTAAATCTTGTATTTGAGTGGGGTCATAAGTGGGATTGATGCCATCTTTGGTATAAAAAGGAGTAGCAGCGCTAGCATTTTCTGCTGAACTTTTTACTCCTAAATATTTGTGTAAGTAGAAATCTGTACCGCCAATGGCGAACATTTCACTGATCTGACGATCTATGAATTTATAATCATTTCCTCGTTCTGGACGGTAAAGGCTGAGTCTAGGCATATGATATTTATCAGCTGCTAAATATACAGGGAGAACTAATATGACGCCAGACACTACTATCGTTCAAGAAAGAGAAAACGTTTATAGATATTGTAAAGCTATGTTGGGTGATGGTATGGTAGATGTGGAATTGGATCCAATTCATTATGAAACTGCTTTGAATAAAGCCCTTGCCAAGTTTAGACAACGCAGTAGTAATAGCGTGGAAGAAGGCTATTATTTTTTAGAATTCAAATTAGACACTAATGACTATATTCTTCCAAAAGAAATAGTGGAAGTGCGTAGTGTATATCGTAGAACCATTGGATCTAGAACAGCAGGCGGTAGTGGCGGTACAAATTTTGAACCATTTAATTTGGCATATACAAATACATATTTGTTAAACAGTACCATGTTAGGTGGTATTGCTACATATGAAATGTTTGCAGGATATCAAAAATTAGTGGGCAGAATGTTCGGTGCGTTTATTGAGTTTCAATGGATCCCAACTACTCATACATTGAGAATATTACAACGTCCATATGGCGAGGGTGAGCAAATTTTAATCAGAGGATATAATTACAGACCTGATGATCACTTGCTCATAGACACCTATGCTGCCCAATGGTTTAAAGACTATACATTGGCCACATGCAAAGTAATTTTAGGTGAAGCACGTAGTAAATTTGGTCAAATAGCAGGCCCAGGTGGAGCAGGTGGATTGAACGGAACCGATTTAAAATCAGCTGGCAAAGAAGAAGTTGAGAAATTGGAGAAAGATCTTGACATGTTTATTGGCGGTGCAAGAGAAGGTTATTATTTTGTCATTGGCTAATTAAAATTTGACTTGTATGTTAAATTACTTTATTATTACAAAAAGGAGTTTTTTGTGATAATTGGTATTTGTGGTTTTATTGGCAGCGGCAAGGATACTATAGCAGATTACCTAGTAAATTTTCACGAATTTAGGCGTGAGAGTTTCGCCAGTTCATTAAAAGATGCTGTTTCAGCTGTATTTGGTTGGGACAGAGAAATGTTGGAAGGCAGAACCAAAAGCAGTAGGGAATGGCGTGAGCGAGTGGACACTTGGTGGGCAGACCGTTTAGGTATATCTCATCTCTCTCCAAGATGGGTGTTACAATATTGGGGTACAGAAGTTTGTCGTAAAGCATTTAATGATGATATTTGGATTGCTAGTTTAGAGAACAAATTAAAAAATACAACTGATAATATAGTAGTTAGTGATTGTAGATTCCCAAATGAAATATCAGCTATTAAAAATACTGGCGGCACTATAGTTTGGGTACAAAGGGGTAGTTTGCCTGTTTGGTATTCAATGGCCTTGGCAGCCAATAAAGGCGATTTAGAGCAGAAAAAACAGTTAGAGGACTTGGCAATTCACGCCAGTGAGTGGAGTTGGGTAGGTACTGATTTTGATCTTGTCATAGACAATAATGACACTGTGGAAAACTTGTATCGTCGAGTTGAAATTTTGATTTAAAATGCTGTTTTTTATTGACTAGTTTACAGTCAAACCCAAAGATTTTCTCCGTTTACTATAAATACAATGAGTAAGATTTAGGAGAAATCGAACAATGGCCCAATTAAATTCACCAGGCGTAGCCGTAACAGTTATTGACGAAAGTTTTTATGCTCCAGCAGCACCAAGTACAGTACCATTTATCCTTGTAGCTTCAGAAGAAAACAAGCAAAACGGTGCTAACTCTGGTATTGCTTCAGGCACATTAAAAGCCAATGCAGGTAAAGCGTACTTGATCACAAGTCAACGTGATCTAGCAGACACATTTGGAACTCCAATTTTCAAGACTGATGCTAATAGTAATCCAGTTCATGCAGGTGAACAAAATGAATATGGTTTACAAGCAGCATATAGTTTATTAGGTGTCAGTAACAGGGCATATGTAGTAAGAGCAGACATCGATCTTAAAGCATTAAATGCTCAATCTGAGGCCCCTACTGCTCAACCAGAAAGCGGTTCATATTGGTTAGATACAGCCCGTAGTTATTGGGGTATTTTTGAATGGAATAATGCTCCTAGATCTAATAAACTTGGACAGAAATTTACAGCTAAAACTCCTCTAGTCATTACAGATAATACCAAAGTTGTTGATTATTTAGGCAGTGATTATACTCCAAAAGGCTCAGTTGGTAAAATTGGTGATTATGCCATTGTAAGTTTAATGGATTTAAATACCAATTATAGCGAGTCTGATGTACTTTATTTTAAGAGTCCAGGCAATCCATATAAAGGGGTTGATGCAGGTCAATGGGTAATAGTTGGCAGTGATGAATGGTCTTGGAGCTGGCCAGTAGTAGAAGCACGTGTATTTTCTCCTGCAAGTCTTAATGAGGTAGTGATTCCAGTACCGCCAGGATCACCACCAGGAACACTCCCTGCAAGAGCTTTTAGTACTTTAAATATTGGCGGTGTAACTATTAATTTTGACGGCCCTTATACTACTTTACAACAAATAGCAGCTGAAATTAATAATGCTAACCCAAACGGCATTTATGCTCTAGTAAATAAAAATAAATTGGCATTTTATATTGACATGGGCAAGAGTGTTGCCATTGGGGGCAATGCATGTGCTGTATTAGGCATTGATCCTGGAACTTATCGTTCACCTAGATTAGCTATTGCACCATTAACTAATTCCCCAGAATTTGAAGCTGGTCTTGTGACCAGTCAATATGACGGTGCAAGAACTGGAAGTATCTGGATTAGAACTACTGAGCCAAAAGGTGGTGCAAATTTAGCATTGAAAAAATATAATTCATTGTCAAAAGTATTTGATAAAGTCACAGCACCACTATATCCTAATGGAAATACAGCAATTTATTTTTTAGATAAAGCTGGTGCAGGCGCTAATATTCCCGAAGGTGCAGTATATTGTCAAACAAACACTTTAGAAACTTTTTATAATGCTGACGTAAATCAGCCAAAGATGGCTGATTTTAAATTGTTTAGAAAATCAAAACAAGGTGCAAATAGCATTATTAGTAAACGTATTGTTAATGGTTGGTGCAATCCAGACTCTTCACGTCATACTATTAGTCTTAAAGAAACTTTACTTGGGTCAGCAGAATTTTCTAATAAAATTAATGCAAGTTTTATTATAAATGGTGATGAAACGGATGCAGATTCGATTTCAACTGCAATTAACGCAGCTGGCTTACAAAATATTGAAGCCAGTGTAGATGCACAAAATAGAATCATTATTAGTCATAAATATGGCGGCGATTTTGAAATTGGTGAATCAGAACTTTATTTTGATATTTTATCCTTATTAGGATTTGTAGATAATAAAAATGTTTATGAATTTAATAGTCTTGATAAAGATATTCAATATAAAGTAACTTTATGGGAACCACTAAAATTTACAGCTAGCAGGGAAAGCCCTTCTTCATTAACTATAAATGGCACACTATGGTACAGCAGTGTTATAGATGAAGTGGATATTCTAATTCACAACGGTAATAAATGGGTGGGATATCAGTATCCTGGAAGTGGCACAAAAGGCGACCCTGGTTATCAAGCGCCAAGTCCGTACTATAACATAGATCCTACTAAAAAGACAGATCCAATGGGCCCTATTGTCAGTGCAACTGCGCCATTAACACAGAGTGATGGAAGCAATCTAGTCGATGGGGATTTATGGATTGACACTAGTGATACAGAAAATTTTCCTAAAGTTTATAAATTTGATGAAGGTAAATCAGGTCCTGTTTCTAAAAAGTGGACCGAGCAAGATGTCACAGATCAAAGTACACAAGACGGTGTATTGTTCGATGATGTACGTTATAATACCAGCGGAATGAATAGCGATATGCCAGGTAGTATTGAAGAACTATTGGCCAGTGATTATGTTGATTTTGATGCACCAGATCCTGCATTATATCCAAAAGGAATGCTATTATGGAATCTACGTAGAAGTGGATTTAATGTTAAGAGATTTGTTCAAAATTACATTAACATCGATGATGAAAATGTAAGATATGATCTTTTCAATTCTCAAACTGGAGAGTTTGAACATGAGGGAATGGCTGACTATTACCCACATCGTTGGATCACAATTAGTGCAAATCAAGATAATGGTTGTGGATCATTTGGTCGTAAAGCACAACGTAAAGTTGTAGTACA